GGTGGGCATATCAAGAGAATTTTTTAGATGTATGTCATGCGGCGCAGACTTAGAACAACATGTGAATGGTAAAATAAGTTACATACCAACCATGCATCCCAATACGTTAAAATCAGATTTAGAAAAGTATTTTAGCGATGGCGAGAGTTAAGTTTACTCATTTCGTACCGAGAGAAAAACCACCGAAGAGACCTCGGCGTCATAAGAAAAAATTATCGAAGAGTGAGAAGAGAAGTTTTAAAAAATATAACCGTCAAGGGCGTAAACAATGAAATTTGCTTTAATATTAATTATGTGTTCTGGAATGAGTGGAGCATGTATAGATCCATACGAATGGCCTACAAAGTTTGACACTATGTATGAGTGTTTACAATTTGGTTATGGTGAATCTTCTAAGAAGTTAGCTGAAATGGGTCCAAAGAATGTCAACGAGCTATACGCTCACATTAAATTTTATTGTCAACCTATAAGAGAAATTTAACTCTCTTTGGTGGGGCTACCTTGGTAGGTCACCCACAAGCTTTCCCGAAGCGTCCAAGCATCTATTTGTATAGAGATTTGGTCGGTACTCACAACCACTTCCGGTGTCTTCAGCCACTAGGCCGTAACCCTCCGGTCCTGTGCATTACACCCGCTTAAGCGTTGTTCTGCCACAAAGATTAATTAAGTTGCAACTTAATTAATTGAGTTGAAGACTATATAGGATTTTCTGTTGTAATTGTCAACCCTTAAAATAAAAAAAATGTCTGCCCGTCCCAAGAAAGGGACGAACAAACAAAAGGTGTGAGAAGAGACTTTTCTTTTATCTTAAAAAAATAATACTTGCAAATTATTTATTTTATCATATATTCCCATACGTGAGAATAATAATAACAAGAAAGGAAACACATGGCAGATCCTGCTAAATATAAATCTCTATCAGTTCCACGCGAGGATTGGGAGACACTTGGCCAATTGGCTAATAAAACAAATAGAACCAGATCTAAGATGATTGGTAGATTAATCAGATTTTTTATGGACAACAAAGGTGGTAAAGCAAATGGCAAAGCTAATAAAAATAGCTGAACATAAATGCATTTGTCCAACGTGTGATGGCAACGGCTACATAAGAGTTGCTACCGGTGATACTTCAGAGGACTTTAGAAAAAATAGTGAGGTACACCAGTGTTGGGATTGTGATTCATCAGGTGAGTTAGAGATAGTAGAACCCACGTTTGAAGAATTAGAAAAAATGTCTGAGCAAAAGACGAGGCTGCAGTGAATAAGAATCCTGTAGCCAAAGAACTTAGAACACCAAAATACAAATCAAAGAAAGTAGAATCTAAAAAGAAATATAATAGAAAAAGAAAAATTTCTGGATACTATTTTGACGGTAAAAAATTGGAAACACTTTATGATGACAGAGACTGACGTAGCTTATATCGCTGGCTTATTTGATGGCGAAGGATGTATTACCTACAAACAATACATGAGAAAAAGAAAACACCAAAAGAAAGCATATCCTACCTGGAGTATAAGAATGGAAATGGCCATGACAGATGAGTCTGTTTTACGTTGGGTCCACGAGGTATTGGGTGTTGGTACAGTTGGAGAGAAGAGATATAAAACTGCTTACACTGTTGGTTGGAAAAAACAATGGCGTTGGCGTTGTCAGTTTAGAGATGCTTATCAAGTAGCAAGACTATTCTGGCCCTATGCTCACGTAAAGATGGAAGGTATACAAAAAATTATAGATCATTATGGAGAACACAAAGTGATGAATGGTAATGTAGTAGATCTTGAACATTATAAATTATGGATGAGTGTAGAATGAGTATAAATTGTCCACACTGTAAAAGTAAAAATTTAGAGTATTACCCGGATGTAGATAATGCTAGTTGGGTTAGACATATCTATGTTCAAACTGACAATGGTTGGGAAATAAAAGTTACTTGTGATGCTGATAAGGATGTGAAGACTATACAAACAAATAAAATATATCATGAAGATACGATGCCTTATATGTATTGTAAAGATTGCACCGCTGAAATTGATGGGAGAGATGTATGACAGCTTTACATGGAGTAGGATTTTTAGCTATTGGTTTACTAGGGATAGTTATAGGTGGTTTTGTAGCCTGGTATATTATTAATAAAGTTGAGGAGAATAATGAAAAAGAATAATAGTTATAGATATCCGAAGACCGTACGTGAAATGGTTGAGGGACAAAGACATTATGTATTGAATGAAGAAAAGTTACCTTCGGTGACTACAATACTATCCGCTACGCAATCGGACGAGAAGCGCGAATCGCTGGCGAAGTGGCGCGAACGGGTAGGAGAGGCTGAAGCAACGCGGATCGTGGATTCTGCGGGCGCGAGAGGGACAGCAATGCACAAGATTCTTGAGAAATATATTTTGGAAGAAGGTTATGTAGATCAAACAACTGTGGGTAAACAAGCTCACAACATGGCCATCCAAGTTATACAAAGTGGATTATCAAATGTTACAGAATATTATGGCACGGAGTGTACCTTATATTATCCTGGATTGTACGCAGGTCAAACAGACCTGGTTGGTGTACATAAAAATCAGGATGCAATCATAGACTTCAAACAAACCAACAAACCAAAAAAGAGGGAGTGGATTGATGATTACTTCCTGCAGCTGAGTGCTTATGCAATGGCTCACAACATATTATTTAAAACACAAATAAGCAAAGGTGTGATTATGATGTGTAGTGCTGATAACTTTTACCAAGAATTTGTTGTCGAGGGTGAAGAGTTTCAAAAATATAAACATAACTTTTTAAGGAGGGTAGATGAGTATTATAGACATCGAAATGAGAAGACTGGATAATATAAATAAGATGTATCAAAAAACAGGTGGTGAAGTAAAAGAAATGTGGAGAAAAAAATGGTACGAGTTAGCAAAACATATAGGAGGGAAGATAGAACATGAGTCTAAGACTAAGAGACCTGCAACAGATACTAGACAAATTCAGTAATGGTAACAAAGGTACGGCCATATCTGATTGTTTCATTTACATGGAAACAGACAATGGACAACTTGCTGAAGTAGGTAAAATAGAATTACAGGAAAGTAGGTTATTAGGTAAGGCAAATAGCTCTGCTGCCTGGCGTGTTGTTTTAAAACAAGACAAAAAATTTATTAGTTTACAATCTACAACGTATAAGCAATGACAGAATCCATAATGGATAAAGGCGCCGAAGGTGTCCAAAGCGAGAGTGGAGGGCACCTTCAATTGGTCAAGTATCCTGACGTAGATTTAAGAATAATAAGTCAGGCTGTGGATTTTCCATTAGATGATACTAACAAAAGACTAATAAAATTTATGACAAAAGCTATGTACAATAACCACGGCATAGGTCTTGCAGCTGTGCAAGTAGGTTATCATAGAAGAATTTTTGTAATGGACTGCACTAGATATCAAGATAGTCCGGAAGCATTTATAAACCCAGAAATTTTAGAGAGATCTGATGAGACCCTGACTGACTACGAAGGCTGCTTATCAGCACCAGGTAAACAAGCAGAAGTAAAAAGACACCTTAGAATCGTTCTAAAGTATCAAGATGATAAAGGTGAAGAGCAAAGAAAAACATTTTATGATTTAAGAGCAAGGTGCATACAGCATGAGATGGACCACCTAAACGGCAAATTATGTATAGATTATGGCAAAAAAAGTAACAATAGTAGGAACCAAGATAACCCCGAAGCAATGGTCGAATCTGATTTTAGAATTAAATCTGATTCGTAAGCAGTGGAAACCATACGCAACTTTTGAACTCCAGGGTATGGGAGTCAAGAAGATTGTGAATAATGGCACAACTGTGGCAAAGAAACTTTAGAATTATTCTAAACTGTGCCATGTATAGTGGAATTCTGGAGCAATTTTATTTTTTTAAAAGTAAAAAAAACCTCTGGCACACTTGGCACAGGGTAAAATTAAGCTATTAGTGTTGGTATATCTAGCTAATAGGTGTGCCAACCCCCTTGGCACAGCCTGGCACAGTCAAAAAGCTATATTCTACGTAGCAAATATGCTCTCTCTACTCGACGCGCGCGACCTTTTTTTTATTTTTAAAAACTTTTTTGCTCAAAATCTCCCCTTATAGTATAAGATCCTCATGCCAAGACGTCCAAAAAAATCTAAATACAAATCTGTTGTTATAAAAAAGAAAAGATATTACTTCTACAAAATTACATGGTTGGATATCACAGGTGATGCCGGGCACGCAGACTTACACACAGCGTGTGGTTTCATGCCATCAACAATGGTAACTCACGCATATATATTAAACAAAGATAAAAAAAATGTTAGAACTTTTGCGAGCTATGAAATAAATGATGAGCTCTTTTCTGATAGAAATGTATTTCCAATAGGATGTATAGTTAAAATGGAAAAAATAAATGAAAAATAAAACCTTGACTAAAAATATGCCTAACGTAAAATGGGATCAACTTCCACCAAGGAAGGGACCAAATCCACAAGGGAGGATAAATGGAAATGATAAAAAATATGGTGTTACGATTTCACGAAAAGTATTGCCAAATAAACGAGATGACTAACAGAGTTCAAGGTATTACTTTGATTCTGATTCTTCTTGTTCTGCTTTTGGGGTAACATCCTTTATATCTTCGTCGTACATACTATCTAGTTTAGCCTGCAGCTCTTCTGGAGATAGGGATTCTATGTCCATATTTGCGTTGACGTTTACTCTCTTCTCAACATATAAACCACCTACTTTACCTCTAGCTATTTCCATATTACCAGCGGCAGAGAAGGCACCTTTTTTTCTGGCCTCATCTCTAATTTTAGATAACTCCATTAAATGTTTTTGAAAGTTAATTCCATACTTCTCCATAGCTTCGTTTCTTAACTCTCCTATGTAAGTAGCTACGAGTGGATATATTTTTGGGTTTTTTAATTCGGATGCAGCTTGTCTTGGTCTTGTTCTGTATCCTGCTTCAAAGGCACACTCTGCTGGACTTTTACGTCCTGCTTCGTACACCAAAGACTCAGCGAATTTACGCTGTCTGTCTGTTAATGTTGGTTGTTTTGGCATGTTTGACTTTTACCACCCGTACGATTATAAGTCAAGAAGGCTGTACGACTAATAAATAATTCGATGAAAAATGAATCTAAATTCTGGAAGTTAGTTAAGAAAAATACACCTAAAATCCAGTGGACTAGGCTAGAATCTTGGGCATCCTTTGGTGTGCCTGACCTACTTGGTTATCATGATACATGCGGATTTTTTATGGTTGAGCTTAAAGTAATTAAGTCTAATAAAATACACTTCTCACCTCATCAAAAATTGTTTCACCTCACACGACCAAAACGGAACTTTATCCTAGTACAGCAGCCTTCCCTTAACCTCGTAAAACTTTACGAGAGTAAGTCGATCCCCGGTCTGCTTGTAGACCACCGCGAAACACCTTCCCTCGCAATCAACGATTGGGACCACATTCAACGTTGCTTGCTCGCTTCCTCGTCAGACGCTTGATCGCTCCCCTGCTCGTGGCTCGCGGGCCCACCCGCCCGCCTGCTCGCTCGCTCGCTCGCTTGCTTGTCGGCTTGTTCTCTCAGAAATTTTTTTCTTATCTTGCGTAACTCTTCATAATATTTCGGATGTCTAAACACTTTCACTAGTGGCCAAGGTAAGCGATATTGTGAATATCTTTATCCCAACACGCGCGGCAATCTTCGCAGCTGTTGCCCTGCTTAGGCGCTGGACAATTCGCGGCGCTCGGATCTGTGACCACGGTTGAACAATTGGGCCAGCTGTTGGCGGCTGCCTGGTTTACCATCGGCATTGAAAATCTTATAATTAAATTTTTTGGCGCGGCGTGTAAATATTCTTTTGTCCAAGCTTCGCGCGTCGGCATCCAGTGCTGAACTGTAGGCGTTGCCGCGCAAACTTTATAGATCTTGAATAAGTGCTCCAGGTCCTGGACGTCTCCGGAATCATGCCATCTAAAAAACTTTGTTTTTTTACCGTTGATCTGTTGCGCCATGGCCTGAACCCATAACGGATGTCTA